ACTGTAATTTCATAGCCTTCTACTGTTACTGTCGCAGAACCGTCACCGGCTTTTGCTGTATATGTATCTACCAGAGTAGCCATATTCAGGAAGGAATATGTAACGGAACCGTCAGAGCCTTTTACAGCCAGAACCATTACAGGCTTGCCTTCCAGTTTAGGATTTGTTGCGCCAGTGTATGTTTCCTCAGAGAATGCGAATTTAGGTACGAAAGCTGTCTTTGCCTGATCCAGCACCATTTCAATGGGGAAGTCAAAGCTGAAGGCTGCATCGCCCGTCATATTATCGGATGTATACAGATTTACTGTATTGCCGTCTACCTTGCCGGATTTAAACGCTTTTGCAACCACAGCGTTCGTTGCCTTAATCTGATCGTCAATCTTCTTATCAATAACGCCAATCTTCGCCGTATAATCAGTCTTTGCGGCTTCAGCCATAGATTTCAGATGGGACAGTCTTGCCAGTTTATTTACATCGTATGCCATAATAATTTTCCTCCTAATCGTAAATACCTTTTTTCATTTTTCCGTTTTCATTCGCCAGCGAATACCTCTTTCAGCATCTCGGATACTTCTTCATCCGTTGCCACTTCTCCGGCAACCCCGGAATTTTTCATTGCATCCTCAAGCTGCTGCTGTGTCACAAAATTTTCAGTATTGATGTTTGTATCATCAATCTGTTCCATTTTTCCGTCAATCAGCGTGTAAATGTCTTTGAAGCCATCCTTATTCGTGACCACATAATAGACATTTTCAACGGCATCTGCCGGTTCAGGAACAGAATCAACAGCCTCCTGCCGCAAGTGACCGCTGGCTAAAACCTCCCCGGCAATTTCTTTTTTGACCTTAGTCATGGCTTTTTTCATAGTTCCCAAAGTAACTACAGAATCCGAATCGTATGCCATCTTTTACCTCCTCTCCTTTAACTTTTTTCATTGAAGGCTTCTTCCAGCATTGCTTCCATATCATCACTGGTTGCAAAATCCGTGACGGTAGAAATCGTACCGTCCTCCGTAATCTGTAAGCCTTCGCCTACCTTAACGCCGCCAAGTCTGGTAGCGGTCGCCGTGGGTAATACATAAGAGCTTCCTCCCGAACCGGGTTTAATGGATTCGCCAAGCAATGCCACCGTAGCTTCCAGAGCAGATTCGGGTGCTTTTTTCGCCCAAAAACGAATACTGCCGGAAAGCGATTGTGCGGTCGGACATAAGCCTGCCTTTCCAGCCGGTTCAAGAGAAGATTTATCCAGAGCAACCGTGGGGAACATCGTCTCCATGCACCCATCAATCTCCACATCAACGAAATAAACATATTCGTCAGAATAGGTTTGGTTGCTCTTATCATCAAATTCCCGTTTCTGCCAAGCATCTGCAGGAATCGTGATGGTCGTAATAATTGCGGATGCAGCATCTTTTACAACATTGCCTACTGCATCATTTACCATGGCATCAATCAGTTCTTGTGCTTCGCCTGCGGTGATGAATGCACCGGGGTTATACACAACCTGAACATTTGCTTCCAATGCCAGGGAAATCGTAATGGGATATCGTCTGATATCAATTCTGTTGTCCTGATATGCGTTTACAGGCTGAGGGCTGTCACCCAGTGTTGCATAATAGAGTAGCACTTCCTCGCTGTTTTCTGTTTTGGCAAAAACGCCAAACTCTCGCAACCAGAAGCCATCCTTCAGACCGCCATTCATATCGTTGCGGTATTCAACAGTCATCGTGATTACGCCATTATCAACCACGGGGACTGTCGAAGCACCCTCTGCCACAGGCTCAACCAACTCAGTCATATCAATCGGTTCAACGCCTTCCGGCATACTGCCCTTACCAACAAGGATTCGGGTAAATTCGATTGTTTCACCTGCTACAAGGCTCGTAATCAAATCTCGGCCAAGAACAGTAATCGTTCCTCCGTAATAACTCATGTGTGAGGTTCCTCCTTCTGCTTTCAGATTTATTTGAAATGTGTGATATCTCCCAAGGGCGTTTCCATAACACTGCTTACAACGCTTCCGGTATCAATGGATGTCTGTAAAGGAATATCCCTTTCGATATCCGGCAAAGACCCCTGCATAATGCTCTGGTTCTGCGTTCCGACATATAACTTCCCATCAAAATCATATTCAGGCTCCACATTCGGAATCATATCTTCCGTAATGCCTTGATTGACAGAACCGATATGCAGCTTTCCTCGGAAGTCATAATTCCTTTCAATGATGGGATGCGTGGATACCGTAACGGCATAGCCTAACCCACTCAGAATATGCAGAACCGCAACATTCATCGGCGTGGATGTTCTGGCATAGATTTTCAGCGTAACCCCTGCAGCCCTGAGCAGTGGTGTGCGGAACAGTGGTCTGGTATCAACCAATCCCTGCATTTCTCCGGTATCGAAAATCATGGTTGCCGGCTGTTCCGGATCCTCCCTGTAGTAAAGCGGTCTTTCCCAGAACATGCTGAACGCCTTGATAATGTCCCAATAGGTACAGTCGCAGTTATTTTTCAAAATTTTAAAAATCAGGTACTGCCTGTAGGTTTCATCATCGAGAATATTAAACGGAATCGGGTTTCCGGCTAATTTGCCGGCTTCCATTCTGCTCAATACCGCAATATCACCAACACCGTCCAGTTGCTTGCCGACCGCCGTTTTTACTCCTCTGTCCAAACGCAGCTGCTCATAGAAATCAAAGACATCCTGCAGCTGCCGTCCCAATGCCCGTATGAGAACATCGATGTTTTCTTTTCCCCGGAATTGTTCCAGCAAATCTTCTCTCAAGTCTTTCATGAAATCAGCCATCAATAACCACCTCTATCATTGATTCGGTAGTATATGCACGCTGTCTTGCTGTGATTTCAACAGATCTGCTTGGATACGTTTCCGGTTCCGCTCCCGCGTCAGCCGTTGCAAACATGCTGATGTCGATATAGCTAATCCCAGAGCAAGCATTGTAAAGCTCGGACATAAACTCCTGCGGAATCACATCATCCCCAGCGTTCAATTTTTCTGTATTACTCAGAATCACTTCTCTCAGCAAATCAACATAGTTTGGCGGAATCCCTTCATTCTTCCGGAGCGTGATTGCAATATGAAACCATGTGTACACCTTGGTCGGTCGATTGAATCTGATCGTAATATCTTCATCGTATTTCCCTGCAAGGCTAACTGCTACATCACCAAAAGTATTGATGCCACCGGCTTTTTCTTTCAGAATTTGTTCTGCGATTTCCGCCGGATCACCGCCGTCTACAACAATCTCGATGCTATGCGGCGGTCTGCCAAAATCGTCCCATTCATGGGATGGATTCTCATACGGCGCAACGCTCAGAACCCCCTGCACATTCGTTAAAATTGCAGAGCGGATGCTTTCAAGCATTCTGGAGGAACGTGTGAAAATTTTATCTGCGTAAGACTGTCGAAACTCCGTATCGGTTTCTTCATCCCTCCCGGCGATATATCCACACTGGTTATTGACACTCAGCAACCCTGCATCCGCCTTTACAATTTCCGTAATCACGCCATCCGGCAGCAGAATATCTCCCGTATCCATCGTGCCAAACGTAATAACGCAGGTTACTGTTTCTGTGGTGAGATTTTCGGATAAAACCAAATCATTCTGCGAAACCAAATCGTCTGCTTTCAACGTCATGACTTCATTCTCTTCGTCAATCTCTGCCTTAAAATCAATGCCCTTAATCTTTTCCGCCAATCCTCGCAGGATAACCAGCGGCTCTGCTGAATTTTCGGCATAAGAAAACACCGTACCATTGATGGCTACGGTGTACACTTCGTTTCCCTCTGCAGATGCGACTTTAATTGCTGCCTGATTGCAGGATGTTCGGCTTAATTCTCTTGGTGCGGTCAGCGACAGATAAATCGCAGGATTCGTGTCAGATGCAATCATCGTACCCTCATTCAATGTCAGCCCATCTCTGCCAGTGCAATGAATCGGATAATACGATTTAGCCGCCGGCTCTCTCGTGGAACCGCCGTACTGCGCTGCGTTATCCAGACTGATTCCCTCCGCGCTGGCAGGATACATACTGTAATACACATCCTCGCCGAACTCCCATAACTCAGCAATCTTATCGGCAAAATTCGTGATTAAATGGTTCAGCAGGGATTTCGGGTTCTGCTTTGTGTTCTTTCCCCAGCCCTCTGACAAATCTGCATGAATTTCATCAATGATGGTATCCAGCCTTTTGATATTCGGGCCATTTGGCGTTACCCCATACTCACTCATGCAATGTCACCTCCTCACGAAACGTCTCTTCGCTTGTACTCACTTCATAAACTACGGTTGCACTTCTTCTTTTCCGGTCAAACGTGTAGGAAAGAATCCGCGCAGACACCACTTCGTCCACAGATAGGATTTCCTCTCGAATCAAGTGCCTGATTTTCACCTCATTCGGATTTTTTACAAACACTTCCTCAAACCAGCGAAAACCATATTCTGGCCCGAGCCGCCATTCTCTGTAAATCCATCTCAAACGTACCAAAATTGCCTGGCGCACGCTTTCTGTGAGGGAAATATCTCCTGTGTCAGAAATCGCAATATCGCCATTCGTATTCAGCATTATATCTGTCAAAGAGCATCCCTCCCAAAAAGCCTTTTTTGTATGACCCCGTATTTTCCATTTTAAGCGGTTTTATTATCCAGTTGGAGAATTGATTGTCCAGAATATAAAAATCATTTGTGCGGACAAGGAAGCATAAATACGGGCGTGTTACAGCGGTATTGTTGTTACATCGTTGCGTCCATCTCTGTGCGTGTGATTTTTCAGGCTAATGCTACCGGCTGTTACATCCCCATTTGCCGATACACCTCCGCCCGCTGATACACTACCGCCAATTTCCGCACTACCACCGGCAGAAACAGCACCGACCGCTGACAAATTGCCGCCGGAATCAATATTTCCGGAAACGGTCAGATTGCCGCTCATGCGAACCTCCGGGGCCGATATCTCAATATATCCCTGACCAACCGAAAGTTTTGTTTCCTGCACACCAATGATAATTGCATTTTTCCGGCAAGCCTCCTGAACCAGCGCACTCGGCTGCCGGAACAGACCGGGTATACAGATTGCATTTGTCAAATCAAATGCCAGGTCTGTGTTCGTCTCCTGACCATACATCCAGTAGTCAATCGACTGCTCCGCAACGATGATAAGACAGCCATCCCCTTCTTTCACCGGGTACGCCAGCGTTGCCTGCTGAGAAAGAGCCTGCGGAAATACAACCGGAACGCCTGTCAGCTGCGGATAGTCAATCATCTCTCCGTCT